TACCATGTATTTCTTGCGATGAAAAGTGTGAGGTGAAGGTGGATTTAGAATCGATTGAAATAAATGATATCGAGAGAGAATTAGAATTAATTAAAATTAATGATGAATATTCTCTTAAACTTCGATATCCAAGGTATGCAGAAGTCATGAATAAGGTTACAAGTACGACTGAAAAAAATCTTGTTTCTCAAATTTATATTTTGATTAGAACTTGTTTAGATTCATTAATGACTGCAGAAGAAAGAATTCTATTTGACGATGAGACTCCTGAAGAAGTTGAATCATTTTTAGATTCTCTACCAGGAGAAGTATTTGAAAAAATAATGAAATTTAGCCAGTCAATTCCTGCTCTTTTTCATGATATTGAATATGACTGCCAATCTTGTAATCATCATAATGTAAGAAGATTAGAAGGTCTTACTGATTTTTTTCAATATGCCTCTCCCATGAAACGCTAACAAACTTTTTTAGGACTAATTATCAATTAATGCAAAATTACAATTATTCATTAAGCGATTTAGATAGTCTTATTCCTTGGGAGAGGGAAATATACATTATGATGTTGATTGATGACATAAAAAAACAAAGAGAAGAACAACAAAGGCAACAAAGAGGCTAACCGATGGCTGATAAAACCTTAACAGATGTAGTTAATGAACTAAGAAAACAGAACTCCACGTTAGTTTCTGTTAAGGATCGTTTAGATGCTGAAGCGAAAGAAAGAGAAGATTATAATAAACAATTAGCTCGTGATGCCGAAGAAAAGAAAAGAAAAGATGCTGAAAAGGAAAGAGAAAGTAAAAAAGGCAGTGATCCTAAAAGTTTTACAGGTAATGTTTTAAAAGGAGCTGCTAGTGTTATTCCTGGCGTTGGAACTCTAGGAGATTTCTTTAGTAGAGCAATGGGTTTTATGTTTGGTGCTAGTACTCTTGCAGCACTTAAAATAGGATTTGGTAAACTTTTAGGAAGAGGTTTAGGTGTTGCTGGTTTAGTATTCCTTTGGAAAACATTTAGTGAAGGTATATTTGATGGTTTCTTTGATTTAATAAATGAATATTTACCTTCAAGTATATCCGGATGGATGAATGATAATAGAGGTCAAATTCAAAATGATTTAGATAATGCGATGACTGCTGGTTTAGTCGGACTTATGTTTGGTAAACGAATTGGTTTGGTGTTTTTTGCTGGTTCACTACTTGGTTCTCTCATTAATGATGCCTTTGTTGCTGCAGGATTTGATCCAGATACCAAAATAGCTACACCAGAATTCCTTAAAAAACTAGGTGTTCCGGATATTCCCTTAGAAACTTTGACTCAAATTGGTGGTATTTTTGCTGCACTTATCGGTCCAAAATTAATTGGTTCAGTGATGAGATTCGCATTTTTTGGATCTACAACTGCCGCAGCAGGAACTGCAGCAACAGCTGCAGTAACAACTTCAGTTGCAAGTTCATTTAAATCTAGATTGATAGGTGGAGCTAGAGGTGGAGCTAGAGGTCTTATATTTTTTACACTGGGGCAAATATTAGGTGAAGTGCTGGAAAATGTAACGGGAAGTTCTGCTGTAGGGGAAGCAGTTGAGGTAGGATTTGGTCTTTTGGGTATCAGATATATGTTTGGCCCATATGGAGCACTTATGGCTGGATTAGCATATGTTGCATATAAAGGTGTAGAGGCTGTTGCTGCATATGTTGAAAAAGCTGCAGCCGAGATAAGAGCAGAAGCACTTTCAAAAGCAATGGATAATTTAACATTAGCAAAAATTGCTGCATCTGAGGGTAACGATGAAGAAGCAAAAAGATTAATCACTCAAGCAAAAGCACTTATCGCAGGGGAATCATTTGATCCTGCAATGAAAGCAATGCAATTGAAGAGAATTGCTGAACTTCAAAGAGAATTAGGATATACAGATGATGCTGCCTTAACAGCAGCTGAAGGAACATTATCAGGACTTCAGCAATCAGGAAATGCTGAAAGAATTGCTAAACAAAGTGAAGTGATTGATTCGGTCATATCCGCTGAACTAGCCAGACTTTCAACTATGTCAGATCCTCAAAGAGCAGCACAAAGTGAAGCTGCTATAATGAATAATTTAAGAAAAGGATTTACGTCTTTAGGTAGTCGTGAATTGTCTCAATTTTTTATGGATCCTGCAAATGCAGATATGCTAAAAGATTTAGCAAGGATGCTAAAATCTAATAATTTAGCAGGTTATAAGCAATCTGATATTGTTGGAGCTTTAAGCAGTTCTCTTAAGGTGGGAGAAGATGGATCATTATATATCGAAGGGTTAGGACGCAGGGCACCTACTGTAGGTTTATTTTCTGGAGGAGGTAAGGGCGAGAATTTTAGTTTATATACTGCAGTAGCTGATACGGTAAAATCTAAACCTGTTATTGATGGTATTGTTAAGGGATTAACAGAATATCAAGAAAGAAGTTCAGTACCACCAATCATAGTAAACGAAGCTAATAATAATAGTTCAACTGTTTCTAATACTCAAGCAATGGTAACGAATAATGGACCTGTTGTTGACATAAGCGATGCTATGATCATGAGGCATGGTGCACCTTCAGCACTATAAAGAAAAGGGAGACCGAAGTCTCCCAATCCCCGATTACCGAAGTAATCTCTCCTTTGTGTTGATACTAACCTTTGTTCGAGTCTTACTCTGCAACAGGTCGTTAGCTAACCTAATTCGGGATGCCCTATACCTACCGTTATCCAGAAGGCATTTGATATATCGCTCTATGCCGACATCCAACATAGAGATAGTTGCTCTTCTCTAAATGCAGGTTAATTCCTGCTCAGATATGTAGTTGTGCAACACCCTAACATATCCTAACGCCATCTGTCGTGATGACGATTATAGAGGGCTTCCACCTAATCCCACATCGATTTAACGTCTGCGTGTCCAAGACGGTTATTGAGCAGAGCCGAGAAATATAGTATCGGTTGCAAGGTTATATATTATCCATCATTCGCTAGTTTAGCAAAATAAGACATTGTTTCATCATCGTCATCACCAATACTCATTGACTCAGCAGTGACAGGTTCTGAAACAGGTTGTTGAGGAGCATGAACAGGTTCGTTCATCTGAGATGATTGAGTCATGGTTGGTGCACCCATTGAAGTTCCTTCACCAAGAACCCGCATCAATTTTGCTTTGAGTTCATCGTATGACTTGTAGTTCTTTGGATCGGTGAACTCACTGAGATCATGTAGTTGGTTATAGACTCCTTCCAACTTGGCATCGTCTCCATCATAGAGATTAGATGGACTTGAAAACTCTGACTTATCATAATTACGGTATCCTTCCACTTGTCTGATTTTCAATTTAAAGTCAGCACCTTCCCAGAAGTCAAAAGGATTAACTGGTTGTTCATCAGCAAATTCTGGTTGCATTGAATCCATAATCTTGTCAAAGATTTTCTTACCAAACTTATAAAGGAATACTTTACCTTCATTTGCCGGATTTGATGGATCTTGAAGCACCAATACATTAGTTACATAGTGCAGTCTACGTTTCTGGTCACGGGCTGTTTCTTTATCTGATTCAATCCCGGAATTCCAGAGTCGTGAGTTGAGTTCACCAACTGGGTCAGGTTGACCAATAGAAGTAAGACTGTTTTCGATATACCACTGACCAGTTGGTCCTTTGAATCCATGATCCCAGTATCTGACCCATGGAAGTTCTTGACCTACTGCTGCTGGGAGGAATCGAAGAACTGCATATCCATTACCTGCTTTGTCTACGGTTGGTTTCCAAATTCGATCATCAGCATATGACTTCTTTTCACCACCACCGGTGGCTTCTGCTGCTTGAACTAATTTGGAGATTTGATCGCGATTGCGTTTTAGATTTTCGAATGACATATTATTTGTATCCTTTATATGTACTGTAATATTGCTGTAGTATGTTTATTATATCACATATTGGTTTCTTTGTAAATACCAATTATGTATGTTTATATATACAACTTTACTCAAATAATGCTGAGTCAAGCGTATTTATTTTAGGTAAATAATTTAAAGCCATAGCTTCGGCTTCAATTTTACCTTTGATAATTGATGAGACAAATTTTTTGGCATCTTCTGGCTCAATATTATTTTCCTCACATAAATGTAGAACGGCTTCCATGTAAGGAATTTTAAGATTAATTACTGTTTGTTCCACCAATTTAGTAAATTTTGATTTTGTTAAAAAGTTTTCTTCAATTGTCATTTATCTAGCACTCTCAATAAAATGGTATCTGTATTGATACGACCATTTGGTATTGTGGTCTTTGTTGTGAGACTCTTCCATTCAGCATCAATTTGCTTTGGTGTCTTATTTTGAACCAATGTAAGAAACTCTTCAGGTTTACGAAGTTTGACTGAACGACTATTTACTTGGTCAAAGTTCTTAATAGTACTACCTGAGATTTCAAATCCATTTGCACTCTCAGTAATGTATTCGGTCAACATACGAGTCTTTGTGTTGAATGTGTACAACCGTATTTTACCAATAATTTGTATTGGTGGAATAGATACTAACTTAAAAGTATTATCCTCGGTCTTGTACTTGACATTTTTAATTTGTTTGTCCGCAGCTTTAGGCTGTTTGACTCGAGTTTTACGAGTCGCCTTTGCTGCGGACTTAATGCGGTCAAGATCGAGGAGCATATCCTGACACGCTTTAATTCTGCGATTGAGTTCTGGTCTTTTCAGGTGTGAATAACCTTCAACAGCCTGTTCACAACGCTTGTGATAAGCGTCTTCATAATCTAGCAACCAGCCCTCAATCACTGGCCGGACTACAAGTGTAGCAGATCCAGCCAATCCGTGTTTATTAAATAGTGCATATACATCAATGGTGATTTGTTCACCGTCAATCCATTGATCTTCAAGATCAAGTAAGTCTTGCATAATAGTATTACTAATTTTATTTTGTAATCTTTGGACAGGTGATAATGATATAATATTTATTTCTGTCTTTTTCTCTAAAGCTCTTTCCTTTAAAATAGCTTTACCTGAATCAATCATATCTGTAATACGAGTAATGATTGCTGTTTTCCAATACTCAGATCGATCTGTTACTGGATGACCATTTAAATACCAAAAAGCTGTGGCACCCATATAAGCATAAATAAAATTATAATCTGGATTGGCCAAAATATTTTTAGCATCTGCTTTGTTAAAATTTGATTTAACAAAAGATTTAATTAGAGAAATATTTTCCTTACGATCAATTTCATTTTGGAAATAATATAGTACTGCATCAAATCCATTTGCAATAGGTGCCGCTGCAGCACCAGTTCTTGCTCGAGCTCTGGGTGCGCGTTTTTTAATTTTTTTACCTTTAAGTGCAGTTAATGCCATAATATTTACTTCTCAACAAAAAAATTTAATTATACACATATTGTATCATACTTTTGGATAAAAGTAAACAACTAATTTCGTCTCATTGCAGAAATTTCTTTTGCCGCATTACTATCTTTACGAATTGGTACCATATTTGATTTATGCAAAGTACCAATACCCATAATCTCATCACCAGTATATTGCATTTCTTTACGTTTACCAACAATTGGTGTTACCATATCAGACGTTGGTGCAGTCTCTCTACGATGCTCTTTATAATCCGGAATATCGTATATTGCCTTTTGGTTTGGTTTATATCCAACCTTTTTAAGCAACTTGGCAGTCAACAATTCTTCACGAAGTATAGAGGCAGTCTTCTTACGAGACTTTTGTTTACGTGTACGAGTGGTAGTCATACCACGAACCAGATGCATTGTCATTTGTAATAAGTCCTATAAAGATAATCCAATTTATACTTTTCAGGATGCATATGAATCCACATTCCAGTATCAGGACTAAATTTCTTTTTGAAAAAGTTATCAAGTTTACGATTACCTGTTTTAAAGGTAGGATCGATCTTACCTGAAAGTTCGTCAAACTCAGCATCACTCATAATAGAATCGTTCATACACTCATAGGCATATGCTGCAACTGCAAGACGAATTCTATTACGAGTTTCTGTGCAAAATTCTACGGTCATGAGTAAGAAAACTTCGTAACATTTTCAATTCTAAATGAACGCCACTGTTCCTTATTAACATCCCAAACAGGAAGAACTTCCTCACTGACAGCGCGAACCTTTTTCTGTGACAAAGGATCTTTCTTTGTTGCAGGTGGGATAATACTTGGATCAAGTGTGCATTTCATTACACGAGTTTCACCATTTACTTTTGTAAATTCTACTTCACAAATATTGGACTGAAGTTTATCAGTCATCATTTCCATTTTATACATCATTTGCCATGACCTCTTTCTTTCATTGATTCAATTCTCATCTCAAGATAATTGATTACTTGCTTTAAAAATTCTGCATCATGATCACCTTGGGCAATCATGATTTCGATACGACTTATTTCACCTGTCATAACACGTGTCGCAATAAGACGATCTGATGACATACCAGAGTAATCCACTAGTTCCACTCTGACTCATAAGAAGATTGCTCACGTGCACGATCACCATAATATTCATCGACATACTTTTCAGAGTCGGTCCAAGCATTGATATTGTCACCATTATCATACTTGTCCATCATCGATGTTTCAGACTTACGAACATCGTGGCTACGCTTGAGTGTGGCATTAAAGCGATCTGATGCCTTGCGAATCATATCCATTCGAGTATTGTAATCCATAATAAAACTCCTCAATTTCCTCATTTTGTATATACACTATATCATATTTCTTGACCATTGTAAACAAAAAAATGCATTTTTTTTAAAAAAAGTTTTGTTTAAAATCAATCACTTAGTATTTTTTTACCACATTGTATTTCCGCCATTTTGGCCATAAAAACCTGGTTTCTTTACACCAACAAATTGCAATACAATTCTAGGAGAATCATCTTTTATGAGGAAAGGAATTGTCTTGTGATATTTTTTACTATCCCACATGGATATAGTTCCAGGTTGATCAAATGTAAGAATTGACTCTAGCGATACACCAAAGTATTCTTCTTTATAAAATCTGTCTTTACGAATACAGGCATTATAAATCTTATCACAGTCTTCATTTGATAAAGGTTTGCCTGTATAATTTCTAATATGTTCATTAAATCTTTTTGGTTCATCATTCCCATAAAAGAAAACAATGTCTTTCTTTTTAGCCCATTCATCTTTATCATAAGTCCGCTGTTCTGGTGTCCAATAAGTAGAATAAGGAAACCATTGATCAAATATAAGAGTGCCATGATCAGATGGAGCATCAATATTTATGAGACCTTGATAAATTTGATAATTATTTGTATTAGGATCTAAATATTCTTCAGGTTTTAGATCATCCCAATTTTGAGGTCTTCCTAAAAATCTATCTATTACATCAACACTATCACTATGGATTTGAAAGTCAGTAGTCATATTCATGAAACCAAGTCTTTCAATATAACCAACATTGAATTTAGTTTGTAACCTTTCTTTAACTTCATATAATATGTCACTAAGAAAAAGATTAGATATTCTTTTTCTCATTTCCAATGGTGTATCACTTCTAATATAATGTTCTTGTTCTTTTGTTGATCTATTTTTTAGAAGACCGTGATTTACTAAAAAGAATCCTTTACCACCATTATAACCAAAGTATAGTTCTTGTACTGAATTATACTTTGGTTTATTGCTTAAGTCTAGGATAAGTTCTTCTGTTTCAATAAATGCTTCTTTTATTTCTTCAACTTCATCTAAAGAGAGGAATGCATTCATTTTTTGTGTTGGTCTA